ATTTTGACAAAGGTTTTAGAGCGACAGACTTATCAAACACTTGATGGCGAGGCTTACAAAACCACAAATGTATCAGCTACATTTGCACTTGAAATGTTAGCCGATTGGGGCAAGACAAGTTCCGTATGTGAGGCACTATGGACTGCATGCGATAGTGCACCAGACACAGACATCACAATCACTTTAGTAAGTGCAACAGGCGCATCATTTTCATTCCCAATTAAGCCAAGTTACCCAACAGTTGGTGGATCAGGAATGGATGCACAAACAGTTGCATACGAATTCCTAGTCACAGGTGGAGCAGTAACCGAAACATTTAGTTAAAAAATAGAAACGGGAGCAAAAAAATGAAGTTACCAATTACAATTGAATATAACTCAGGCGAGCAAGCAACATATATTGCCCAACCGCCTGAGTGGGCTAAATGGGAAAAGACAACTGGCAACACCATAAGCCAAGCAAAAGAAAAACTTGGCATGTGGGATCTTATGTTTTTAGCATATAACGCACACAAGCGTGAAGCTGCTGGAAAACCAGTCAAACCATTTGATGCATGGATGGAAACAGTCAGCGATGTAATAGTCGGTGATGCAGACCCAAAAGCCACGCAGCAGGAAGCCTAAGCAGGTTATTGGTTGAGTTGGCAATTGCCACACAGATACCAATGAGTGAATGGGTTGATGCAGACGACATTTTGACAGCGATAGAAGTATTGGAGGCGAGGTATGGCAAGTGAAACAATTGCTTACAATCGCAATGACATACGCGATATTCTCAAGGCTTTCAAAGTTATGGATGATCAAGCGACTGAAGAAGCAAGAATTCAATCTGCTGCTCTGGCGACATACGCAGCTGAGGAAATTAAAACAGCAGCTAGAGGTCGAACAAAATCAGGCAAGGTTGCGCAAAGAGTTGCGGATGGCGTTAGCATCTCAAAGTCCAGCAAAATCGGTGAGTTCAAATATGGTTTCGCACGACAGAAGTTTTCAGGTGGGGCTAACACGCAAACCTTATGGGGTGCTGTTGAGTTTGGATCTAATAAGTTCAAACAGTTCCCTGCATATTCAGGACGACAAGGCAGAGGTTCGCGTGGATGGTTTATCTATCCAACGCTTCGCAGAATTCAGCCTGAATTGATTAACAAATGGGAAGCGGCATACAATCGCATTCTAGATAAGTGGGCATAAGTGGCAAGAGATACCAGAACCCTATCCCTTAAGATCCTTGCAGATATTGATGATCTTAAGAATAAATTAAATCAAGCTGATAATGCTGTTGAAACTAACAGCCAAAAGATTTCAGCATTTGGAAAAAAGGCTGCTGCTGCATTTGCCGTTGCTGCTGCTGCTGCTGTTGCTTATGGCACTAAATTAGCCGTTGATGGGGTCAAGGCTGCAATAGAGGATGAGGCTGCACAACTTAGATTAGCCAATGCATTACGGGCTGCCACAGGTGCTACTGATGCCCAAATAAAGGCAACTGAGGACATGATCCTTAAGACATCTTTAGCCACAGGTGTTGCCGATGATCAGCTTAGACCGGCATTACAAAGATTAGCCGTTTCGACTAAAGATACTGAGGAAGCACAAAAGTTATTAACACTAGCGTTAGATATAAGCAAAGCATCTGGTAAAGATTTAGAGCAGGTAGCCAACGCGTTAGGTCGGGCGCAAGATGGCAATGTTACATCTTTAGGCAGATTAGGACTTGGCTTATCTAAAGCAGAATTATCAACATTGTCATTTACTGAGGTGCAAGCCAAACTTGCAGAACTCTATGGTGGCGCAGCAGCTACAAACGCGGAAACCTTTCAAGGCAAGATTGATCGATTAACTGTTGCATTTGATGAGGCTAAGGAAAGTCTAGGATCTGCATTGTTGCCATTTGTTGAGCAGTTTATTACCTTCCTGAATGATAAAGGCATTCCAACACTAAATGGATTTATTGCTGGACTTACAGGCGATGCAGGATTAAATGCAGCATTAACAGAAACCCAACAAAACGCGGCAAGTTTTGGCAGGACTATTGCAAGTATTTCAGGCATCATTTCAGGATTTATTACATTCCTAAGAGAAGCAATTGGCTTAGTTGTATCTCTTGCAAATGAACTTATTCGCGTAGTTAATATAATTCCAGGAGTTAATATCGGTGCATTACCTAACCCAGCACCATCAGCAGGTAGATCATCATTGCCATCAGTTCCTAGAGGCGGATCTAACTTTACTTATGGGTCAGGCAATCCAGTTAATATCACAGTCAATGCAATAGATGGCGAGGGTGCTGCAAGAGCTGTGGCAAAAGTAGTTAATCAAAGCGCAGCCCGATCTACTCCAGCACTTAGTTATCAAGCAATTAGGGCAGCAGCAGGATAATGACTGCATGGTCGCCTGATTGGAAACTTACAGTTGCAGGTGTTGATTACACAGACATTGCAATAAGCGATATTCAGCATCAAGCTGGTCGCGATGACATTTACCAGCAACCAAATCCATCTTATTTGCAAATTACATTTGTGGCGTTGTCTGGTCAAACCTTGCCATTTGACATTAACGATAGTTTAAGTCTGCAAGTCAAAAATACATCAGCCGCTTATGTCAATATATTTGGTGGCGACATAACTGATATTACAGTTAGCGTTGGCGCAACTGGATCAAATGCAACTGTTATTGAATACTCAGTCCTCGCAATGGGATCACTTGTTAAATTAGCAAAAGAATTATATGCCGGCACAATCTCACAGGATGAAGATGGCAATCAAATTTATGATCTTTTATCCAGCGTGTTACTTGGAACTTGGAATGATGTGCCAGCAGCTACAACTTGGGCAGGATATGATGCAACTGAAACATGGGCTAATGCGCTAAATCTAGGACTTGGTGAGATAGATCAGCCGGGCTTATACACAATGGAAAATAGAGCAGCCGAACCAGACACGATTTACAACATTGCAAGCCTTATTGCTAATTCAGCATTTGGATATTTATATGAGGACAATGAAGGCAATATCGGATATGCCGATGCAGATCACAGGCAGAATTATTTGCTCACAAACGGATATGTTGATCTAAGTGCCAATCATGCATTAGGTCAAGGACTTAGCACCATTACAAGATCAGGTGATATTCGCAATGATGTTTATATCAATTATGGCAATAATTTTGGATCACAGAAAACTGCAACATCAGCAAGTTCTATTGAGACTTATGGTTACAAAGCCGAAAGCATAAACTCAGTTCTTCATTCAGCCGTTGATGCTCAAGCTGTGGCAGATCGATATATTGCCCAACGCGCGTTCCCACAACCAGCATTTCAGAGTATTACCTTCCCAATCACAAATCCAGAGATTGACAATAGTGATCGGGATAATCTATTAGGCGTATTTATGGGGCAACCTCTTAACCTGCAAAATCTACCTGAGCAAATCTCAAGCGGTGAGTTTGAAGGATATGTTGAAGGCTGGTCATGGAGCACTAGATTTAATGAGTTATTTTTAACTGTGAATTTGTCGCCTGTGGCTTATAGTCAAGTGGCGATGAGATGGAATACTGTTCCAATAGTTGAAACATGGCAGACAATAGATCCAACATTGACATGGGAATACGCTACAATCGTAGCCTGAGATAAAGGACAATATGGCAACCACTACTAATTACAGCTGGAGCACTCCAGATGATACCGCGCTGGTCAAGGATGGCGCAGCTGCTATTCGCACCCTTGGTTCATCTGCTGACACAACTGTTAAAAACCTGAACCCTGAAACAACTCTTGGCGATATTGCTTATCGTTCATCAAGTGCGAATGTAAAAACTAGACTTGGCATTGGTAGCACAGGTGATGTCCTTACTGTGGCAGCAGGAGTTCCAAGTTGGGCTGCCCTTCCACCAGCTGGCGGTATGACTTTAATTAGCGAACAATCAGTTAGCGCAGTATCGAGTGTAACTTTTAGCAGTATTGCACAAACATACAAACAGTTATATCTAGTTTGGTCAGGAATACGAGCAAGCGATAACAGCAGTAGTTTTTCAACAAGATTAAATAATGACTCATCTGCTATTTACAAGGCTGTTTTTCCAGCATACGATGCAACCAATTGGACGCAACAAAGTAATGATTTTACTCATATTGGAAGCACAGATTTTCCGTCCTTTGGATTAAAGGGAAATTCCTCATTGATAAGAAATGATGGTGTAGGATTTTTAATATTTGATAATTACGCTTCTACAACTAAACAAAAATTTGTTTATGGAAGTTATTGGTTCCAAGACACACCTACGGGTCAAAAATATGCACCATATCATGGCATTTATGATACAACAACTGCAATATCACAAATTGATATTGTCAGATTAAGTGGTGCAGGCACAATAACAAATAACAATAACAGTTCTATTAGATTGTATGGGTTATCATAATGAGTAAATTAATAGTAAATTGTGAAACAGGCGAAACAGTTGAGCGTGAATTAAACAAGGCTGAAAAAGATCAACAAAAAATTGATGAGGTTCTTTTTGTAGCGGCAAAAGCCGAAGCCGAAGCAAAAGCAATTGCTAAAGCAGCAATTCTTGATCGTCTAGGTTTAACTGCCGATGAACTAAAAACGATACTTGGATAATGAAGGCTTGGTTATCTAAAGCTGCTGTTCAAATGCGTGAGCAGATTGACGACAGTTTTGCCGATAGATCTCGTAAATCCGATGGTTGGATCGGGGATCAAAAGCACCAAAACACTAAGAGCGATCACAATCCGCTGCCTAATACTGGTGAAGTTTTGGCTATCGATGTCGATGCCAAATTATGTGATCAGCCTGAGATGAGCATTTACCTAGCGGAGCAAATTAGAGTTGCTGCAAAAACCGATAAGCGAATTAGTTACATAATCCATTGTGGCAAGATTGCTAGTGCCAAATCATTTTGGCGTTTTGTCAAATATCGTGGAATTAACCCACACACAAAACATATTCATATTTCATTTAAACCAAATCAAAAAGGCGAGTTTTTTAACATCCCACTACTAGGAGGCAAATAATGAAACTATCTAAGAAACACAAAGCAGCAATTAAGTCATATCTAAGAGCTGTTGCAGCTAGTGGTTTAACTGTCGTGTTGGCAATTGCTGCCGACATCCGCCCAGAGTATGCAATTCTGCTAGGTTCATTAGTTGCACCATTGGCTAAGGCAATTGACCCAACATCCGGTTCTGAGCATGATTATGGCGTTAATGCGAAATGACACCGAACGAATGGGTTGGATTAGCCGTTGGCGCATGCGCTATCGCAAGCAGTATATTGTTGGTTCTACGCTGGGTTATTAAATCTTACCTGCAAGAACTTAAGCCCAATGGTGGCTCAAGCATGAAGGATCAGTTAAACAGATTAGAAGCGCGTGTTGATGATCTGTTTATCTTAATTAGTAAGCGATAATTTATTTTATGGCGAACACACGCAAAACCACTAAACGGACAAAAATCAATAGGCGCGTAGTTCGCCACACTCCTGATCCATCAAAGATTGATGCGCATTACATTGCGTTGCACGAATGTTACAAAGCTGCAAGGAAAGCAGGATTTACACCAGAGCACGCATTTTGGCTCATGACTGAAATCAAAACATTTCCTAATTGGGTTGTTGGCGATGGTGGGATTATTCCTAGCATAGACCCATCTGACGATGAGGATGACGATTAAGCGATATTTAGTTATCAGCGATCTTCAAATCCCATACCATCATGAGCAAGCAGTCAAGAATGTCATCAAACTTGCAAGGCGTGAAAAGTTTGACAGCGTTCTATGTGTTGGCGATGAGATTGACTTTCAAACCATTTCTCGATGGGCTGAAAAAACACCTTTGGCTTATCAACAAACTCTTGACCAAGATCGCACAGCTACTCAAGAGATTCTTTGGGCATTAACTGAAAATGCTAAAGAGGCTCATATTGTCCGCAGTAATCATACTGATCGCCTTTATAACACTCTCCTAAAAGTTCCGGGAATGATTTCGCTTCCTGAATTGCAATATGCCAAGTTTATGGACTTTGATAATTTAGGCATTACTTTCCACAAATCATTTTATGAGTTTGAAAAAAATTGGATATTAGCGCATGGGGATGAAAGTAACGCAAACCCTAACGCTGGCTTGACTGCCCTAAATCTTGCCAAAAAGGTCGGTAAGAGCGTAGTTTGTGGGCATACCCATAAATTGGGTCTATCATCTTTTTCTGAGGGCTTAGGAGGGCAATACAGGACGATTTACGGCATAGAAACTGGAAACTTAATGAACAAAGCCAAAGCCTCTTACATAAAAGGGATCGCTAACTGGCAAATGGGCGTAGTCATTTTGGACTGGGATGGCAAAAACATGAGCCCAACTTTAATTCCAATCAATAAAGATGGCAGTTTCACAGCTCTTGGAAAGTCGTATGGGGCTTGAAACAGACTATAAGCACCGCACGATTGATGATCATATCGATGAATTTGAGGATATTGGCGTTATCTAATCGTTATAAAACACGCCGAAAAAGAATTCGCTTAAAGCCTTGATTTAGGTCAAACTTTATGTATTCACAGAGATGCTGTGGATATGTAAGGGAGCGACATGATAGAAACAACAGCACCTTGGATAGTGCTTTATTCAATCCTTGGTTATTTCATTGTTTGGGGTATTCACTCAACAATCAAAGAGAATTACGGGCAGACCATGTATTGGCGTGGTCGTAAACATGGCTTTGATATGCACCGCAGGATTACAGATAGCAAGCGAGATCAAGTATTTGATTATGACAAAAACTGAAAGCCTGTTTGATGAGGTCATTACTACGATCCAACAGCGCGGAAGTGTCTATGGACATCCATACTACAACCACAAAAGAATTGCGGGCTTATGGTCTGCTTATCTCGACTTCCCAATCACACCACACCAAGCTGCTTTATGTATGGCGTTGGTCAAGGTTTCTAGGCTTAGTGAAACCCCAGATCATTACGACAGTATCAAAGACTTCATTGCCTATGGATCTGTCTATAAAACTGTGCTTGATGCAGTCAAAGATGAAAACTGGGAGGACTAATTAATGGCTTTTAATTTGGCAGATTATGAAGATGTGGCTACTTTGAACAAATGGTTTATATTAAATTTCCCGTCAGGGAGATCTGATATTTCAGTCATAAGCCATGATGCAGTCAATGGTTATATCTTGGTGCAAGCAACTTTGTGGCGAGATAGCAAAGATGAGCAACCATGCGTTTCTAACATTGCATTTGGTTCAAGAGAAAGTTACATTCAAAACATGAAAAAGTTTTATGTTGAAGATACCGCTACATCAGCTCTTGGGAGGGCAATTATTCTACTCAAAGGATCTGACAAGACAGCTACAAAGGATGACATGAAAAAGGTGAATGATGAACCAATTAAAAACATTTATGGCAGAAGTGGCAATTCGCAAGTTATTGAAATGGCACTCAGAAAGTCATTTGCAGATGATGCTACGCCAACAAGCGAACCAACAACTTGGTCAGTCGGTGATGTTGCAGAAGCCTTATCGACCAAACCTAAACAGCAAGAATGCACACATGGCTTAATGATATTAAAAGAAGGAACTGCTAAAACTGGTAAGCCGTATTATGGCTATGTTTGCAGCGCACCAAAAGGTGAGCAATGCAATGCTAAGTGGGCAGTAACAGCTGCTAATGGCAGTTGGTTCTTTAGAGAGGAGGAATAAATGGGCGAAATGATAATGATTGATGGCTCTGGTCTAACTGCAACCTTTACAGATAACGGAGTTAGGGTCGAACCATCAACGATTGTTTGTGATACTTGCAATGATGACAGATTACTTCATGAGGGCGATCTGCTTCGATGCTATTCCTGTCATTCAATCAATCGAATTCCATAGTGCCGAATTACGAATACGCTTGTGATAGAGAGGGGTCGAGTATTGTATTGGATCTTCCGATGCAGCACGAAATCCCTCTTTGTCAAGTATGTGGCTTCGAACTAAGTCGTGTCTACACAGCAGTTCCAGCAATCTTCAAGGGAACTGGATGGGCGGGTAAAAGTGGTAAAGTTTAGATGCAACTTTTGTTCAGCGAATTCAGAGTTTATCTGGATGGATGGCTACGACACAGCTGAGGGTTTTAGGGTCTATCAATGTCTTAAGTGTTGTGCTATCGGAACAAAGAATCTAGCAGAATCTACTGACACTCAAGAGCCTGTTATTAGATGTAATCAATGTGGATCTTGGCAGTTTGTCGATCAGAAATGTCATACATGTTTATTGATTGGGGCTAAGTAATGGATGCTGGATATTGTGAAACTTGGTTGGAAACAGATGACCTACGAATAATGACTTGCCGTCTGACCTGCGGTTATGTCAATTGATTTGGAGTGATGTGATACCCTTAAACGCAAATTCGCTTTCAGAGCGAAAGGGCGATCTGCGAAGCAGAAAGATCGCAAGGTTTGGTTTGGTGATATCTCTGTCATTAGTCATGACAATAGCCTTTCAAAAGAATGATTCCGTTGCGTTAGATAAGACCAATCATTACAGACAATGGGCTTTCATACAGCTTAATGATATAGATCAATTCTATTGTTTAGATGAATTAAACTACAAAGAATCTAGATGGAATCCTAAAGCCAAGAATGGTTCACACTATGGTATTCCTCAAGGTAGATCTGAATATTTAAGTAGAGTTGATGGATACAAACAGATTGATTGGCAATTAAAATACATTGAGAAACGATACTCTAATCCATGTAATGCGCTAGCTCATCATAAGATTAAGGGATGGTATTGAGTAAATCAGCTTTAAGAGATACTGGATCTACCAGACATTGGCGCTCGATTCGCAGCCGAATCTTGAGGCGCGATCAGTTCATCTGCCAATACTGCAATCAAGAAGCAACCACAGTAGATCATGTAGTTCCTCGTAGGCTTGGAGGAAATGATAGTGATGAGAATTTAGTTGCAAGTTGTAGAAGATGTAATTTAGCGAAGGGCGGGCGGTTTTTTGTGAGCACAAGGACAC